TTTGATATACAGCAAAGTGTATTAATAGTTCTGTCTTACCATGTCTAGGTGGTGATAGTATTAAAAGTTCTTCACCATTATCTATAGAGTGAATAATGTTATTTATCCAATTTTCATGAAAGTTTGCTGTTTCGTATTTCTCTCCTGTTTCTGTTGCAAAATAATTTTTACGGAAAGCAGAAAAGTTTTCTAATGCATTCTGTGCATTTTCTGATACTTCCCAATCTTCTGCATCTAGTTTATTTTGTAGGTCTATTTGATAAGCAGCGTTCATTTTAGATATAGTTGCTATTGGACACCCAATAACTTCTGCTGCTTTAGTTGCAGTTAGTTCACTATTCATTACTTTGTCTGCTAGACCACTATCTACATACTCTTGATAATACTTACCTTTCATAGGTGTCAATGCTGAGTACTTACTGTTAATAGGTTTATCTTGTTTTTTGTTATGTCTGTACTCTTTCATATATTGTCTGCGTTGACATTGAGTAGAACAGTACTTTGATTTATTAGCTGTTAATCTTTTTCTACAGTGAGTAGCGTGACATACTTTCTTAGACATATTTTCCTATTCTTTTTGTAAAGATTTGTGTAATGATAATTATATGTTATCATACATTAAATTACAAACATTGGGAATAAGTAATTAGTTACAAGTAAAGTGGCAATCGGGGTGCCGAAAGCTAGGGATACGTAGAAGTATACAGCAGTAACACAAACCTAGTACTCAAGGATTAACAAAAGTTCTCAATCATAACTCTCTCTCCCTTACTAGCCCGCTATGTCTGAAAGGGCTACAAACCTTATAAACATTGACAGAAATATCTTTACAATGTTTTACTAGAATATTTTTTACTACTTACATATATACAGGTGGGGGTACGCAGATTAAGACCTGTGGGTCAAACGCGTGTGTGTAATGCGTATGCAGGTAGCGTACGTACACATAATGTGTATGCACAATGTGTGTATGCTTGTGTATGTAAACGTGTGTGCCTACATGATGGGGTATGCAATTTAAATACTACTATATGTAGTAGTATGAACTTCTTTGAAAGTATCTGGAACTCTTAGACTATTCTTATAGAATAGAGAATAGACCGATACACAATATATTGTGGTTTCCCAATGAGCCACTAGATGTAGTGGTTATTGCCGAGAGGTAATAGTATTTAACCCCTTACTTTAGTAAGGGGATTAAATACATTAATCCGTGTGAGAAAGGTTAAGAAAATGCCGTGCAATTTTTGTGGTTCTACCCGCAACACATCATACTACACAGGCGACTACGAGTGCTATGTGTGCAGGAGTTGTGCAAATGATGAATAAAATCCGTTGGCGTATCTTTAGGATTTCGTGTGCGTTTAAACGTTATAGGTTTCGCGTACGCAAGTTCCTGTGGTTTATGCGTAATGATGAGTACCCACCTGCGAACAAGTGGTTGGAGATGATGAATTAGGGTATTTAACCCCTTAACTTGTTAAGGGGATTAAATCCCTATGCCGATTGAAAAAACAAAGCATGAACCCTTCGTGGTGGAGCTAAATCACGTGTCGGCTACGTGAACCTGCGTGTGCAGGTGGACATACCTATATGTATGTGGGGTGTGTCCAAGTGTACACACATACGAATTGGAGAAAAAATATGAGTAAAATGTTGGCTAACGCCACAACCGAAGTGCATAATGTACGTAATGACAAAAACGAAATACTACCTAACTATTTCATAGTTAAGAACGTTGAAACTAAAGAATATTTCGTGTCTAACGTGTATGTCGCAGATGTGAAAGAGTTAAATAAATCTAACACTGTCGCACCTATGACAAAAAACTTCGCAGACGCTAGTGATATGGTCAAAGCATTGTCCGCAGACGCTACACTTACACACATCACACCTAAAGGCTTAACTGCTATTAGGTCTTTACGTGGTAAAAGAGCTTGGGCAAAGAAAAAGGCTTTAGCAAACGCTTAGTGTTTATCTCGCACCCACCTGAGATGGTGGGTGTAGGATATACATTAACTGTATATTAATACTGTAAATATCTGTTCTAAAGAAAGGTAAATATAATGGAATATTTAACATTAAAAGAAATACAAAAAAAGTATGGCTATAAATACTTTAATTTATACAAAGCACCTAGTTGGAAAAAACCTAACAAAGACAGCGATACTGTATACGAAGTTAGAGGTGTATCTAATGAAATTAGAGAAAACTATAACACTATTTCTTTCTACCTATGAAAGTAATTAATTAACCCCTTAATTTATTAAGGGGATTAATTAATTAGATTGGAGATTTTATGAGTGTCCGTGTAAGTGGCAACGATAATGACATGTTATGCGATAATTGTAGACAAAACAATTATGCACGTGTAGGCATACATAGCAATGTCAAAAGCAATGTACATATAATGGTACAGTGTTTTTCATGTGGTTATCGCACAGTTAAAAAGCAATCTAGTAAGAGGAACTTATGACATTACACGACAAAAATTCCCCACGATACCACAAAGGATATGACTTTACATTTCCTAAAGAACTGTTTGGTTATAGAAGTGAGTATTTTGAGGAAGTAAAAAAGATACATAAACAAAAGAAACGTACATACGACCTTAATGAACTTAAGAAGTCGTTGTATATAGATTAGTGTACAATGGAGTGTCACGTGATACTCCAAGTACACAGAAATGGAGAAAAAAAATGGGTGAAAGAGCAAACGTTCTGTTATACCAAAAACTACCAAAACATACAGCAGTAAATCCAAGCAACAAAGATACGCTAGTTTATAGCCCTGTGATTTATACACATTGGGGTGGTAGAGAAATGAAAAGCGTTGTAAGTAATGTAGTACACGAATACTACGAGTTTACAGGCGATACTAATTGGGCAGTATCTATGCGTAGAGAAGTTGAACGTGTATTTCCTAAATTACTTGTTGCATGTATAAAAAATGGGTTAGAGCCAAGCGTTTTTAACTTTGATTACATGAAATTTAGAGATGAATTACCAACAGGTAATGATATGCCGATTGTTGCAAGTGATTGGGGTACCTTACTTGTAGATATAAATACATGGAAGTACGAAACTTTAGTATACGATTGGAAGAAAGCATACGAGGAGGAATAATGAAAGATTATACGTATGCAGTAAATACAGTTACAGATTGGTTATGGCAAGAAGGCGAACATAACGAAATTCAAGAGGAGGAATAATGATAAAAGTACAAATATGTGATTATTGCAGAAGTTGTAATATTGATACTTTAGAAAATACAAATCTTGTAGGTTTTGTATTTTGTAATGATTGTGAAAAATTAATAGAAAATTCTGCAAGAGAAACAGTATTAGTAGAAAAAGAGTGTGTAGATTGTGGAGTTGATACAGACTACGCATACAAACATTAGGAGGAATAATGTTTAGTGTACAAGGTCTTGTACTTGCATTTATGAGTGGCGTAATGTTTATGGCACTTATATTTGGTGTATGGTTATACTTTATGGAAAGGCGTATTGAAAAAGAACAAGGTCTTTCAGACGAATTTATGACGTGGGTAAAAAGTTTATAATTTAACCCCTTAATTTATTAAGGGGATTAAATATAAATAGAGAGGAGTTGTTGTGAGTTGTAAACAAGGCGTTTCACGATTTGCAAAAAACGTTAATGAAAAAGATGAATTAATTACTGTCGGGCATAAAAGCGTTCCCGTGATAGCTGTTAGTCGTGCATTTGGTAAAACAACAATAACGTATGGAGATACGAATAAACCAACGCAACGAGTATTTGCAGATAATGACAATGTTGTTATCAATGAAAAGATTTATCGGCAACGCATAAAACCCAACAGGTAAAAGCTATTGCATACATGTGTATCTCCCTTACACAATATGTGTGCATAGCTTAGTGTCTATTGTATGTTTAACAACATGCCCTGTTTCAACGCATATAGTAGGCACTAAGCTATCTACACTGTACTAGCAATAGTTCAGTACCATAGCCCAAGTGTTTGTGCTTGGGTTGTAGGTAGCTTGTAGCACATAGGTAAACTAGAAACCTGCAGGAAATGTTTGGAAAACAACTGTGTGTTACAAGCTATCTATGTAAAACGAGTGAGTAAAGAAAGAGAAATTCACGAAAGTGATGTCCTGCTAAAAAACTCGTAGTAGGTAGCTTGTAGCACATAAGATAGAACTACGAGTACTTCCTGTTTAGTTGCAACTAAACAGATAGGTATACCGAGTACAAAGTATCTCAGACTTGTGTGTTACAAGCTATCTATGTTCCACAAATGAAACGAAAGCAAATGGTTGGATAAGTAGGTAGCTTGTAGCACATAGACCTATCGCTTAGAGTACTCAAAGTATGATAACGAACCAAGGCATACACGAAGTTTGTGTGTTACAAGCTATCTATAAGAAAGAGAGGTGATAGCATGTTGCCAGAAGGCATGGTTCGTAAAGAACCACCGATTACAACGCAACGTGGTGGACGACAACCAAAGATTTTGTCACAAGACAAAGTTAAAATATTGTTGAACAACCCAAAAACGTGGTACGTAATCGCTACACAACCGAGATGGAGTAGTGGTGTTGTACAAAACATACAACAAATGACACAACGTAACATCTCACATTTAAAAGATAAAGGTTCTTTTGAGTGTAAACAAAGAAAAAATGAAACAAATGGTGTGGACTTGTATTGCAGGTTCGTACCGAAAGGATAAATACAAATATGAAAAAACAAACATGTTGGGAGTTAGCCCAACTCGTTTTAGGTAAAAGCGACAGAGTACTCTTATACGGACCTCCAGGTACAGGTAAGACACACTCTGCTGTGAAAGAAAATGCACCATTGAACATAAATGGTGACCCAAACGTGTATCAAATTACACTTACAGAGGAAAGCACAAGTGCAGACCTTATGGGATATTATCAAATAGGAGAAAATCAACAGTTCGTATGGCATGACGGTATTGCTATACAGGCTTGGCGTAATGGTGGTAGATTGGTTATCAACGAGATAGACCACGCTTCACCTGACGCTATGACATTTCTACATGCCATACTTGATGACAAATCTATTGCAGGTATTACTCTCAACAACAGAGAGAAAGAAACTGTTAGACCTGCAGAAGGTTTTCAAGTGGTTGCAACTTCTAACGCAGACCCTGAAAGTCTGCCACAAGCAGTTAAAGATAGGTTTCCTATTGCAATCAACATAGATAATATTCACCCAACTGCATTGGAAAAATTTCCTGAGCAATGGCGTAATGTAATAAACGATACCTCAACCATAGATGATGAGCATGAACGTATCTCAATTCGTAAATGGTTAGAGTTCTTTAAACTTACAGAAGAACAAGGTATGGACATGGACATAGCAGGTGTACTTGTATTCGGTGATAGAAGTGAAGAACTACTTGACGCTATCAAATTATCTAACGTAGAATAATGAATATTTTATATCACGTTGGTGAAAGCTCTGTAGATGAAAGACATTGGTCTATATCGTCACCACACAAACTTACACAGGCAGAAATCAATGAGGCGTTTGCTAACGCAGACTTTAACATTGGTGAAAAACCACAAACAATACATCTTGATACAGGTAAAAAAGTAACAGTTGTATTTGAAGGTGTAGAGTTTGGTGACGATTGCCAAGTAAAACTTTATATGGGCGAATTAGAAAGAGAGGAATAATGCAACACAGACCCTTTCCTGAAATAGTTACAGGTGAACGTGATTGGGAAGTCTTTGAGGACGATACCCACCCACGTACAGATGTTACTAACAGAAAGATGTACGTTCCACTTGATGACGATTGTCACAAATGTGGACTACAACATAGTCGTATGGTACGTAGACATGAGTTAGGTCATGTCAAGTGGTCACCACGTTCTTATGGTAAATTGAAAAAAGGTGTTATGGAAGAAGCAATACACTTGCTTGAAGAAATACGTATCAATCATTTACTTACAATGCATGATATTCCAATGAACGAACCACATAAATGTATTGAGGAAGTAGAAGCACAGACACGACACTTTGTAGAAAAAGGTAGCGTAGCTGAGTTACTTAAATGGACACTTGCTACTGCTTTTATTATTACAAGAACTTTTAGTAGTTACTTTCCACACAGGTTGTATCAAAATGCATACTATGGTGCAGGTAATATTGAGGTAGGTCATGAGCTAAAAGCAACGCTTACAGCTATGTATGACGCTATCAATAGCAATACACTTACAGCACAACGTAAAGCTGACTTAGAGTTTGTAATAGACCAAGCACAATGGTTTCACAAACGTATTGTGACAATGAGTAAAAACACATCTAGCTTATCTAGAAACATATCTTTTGCACGTGTTAAAAAGTATGCAGAAGATTTGAGTGACATCTTACGTATATATAACGAAAGACCACAAGAAGATGAGGTGTTTCTTACAACGGAACAACAAAAGCAAATACAAGACTTGCTTGATGATGAAGACTTTGAAGGTGATAGTGATGACGCTTACGATGCTTTTGGTGTAGGCGAAGTCAATGACCTTAAATCTCTTGAAAGACGTAACAAGCAAGACATACGTGAATTACTTGTAGAGTTCAAGAAGAAAGGTCAACCTGCACAATGGGGTGAAATGACAATACACAACCCTCAATGTACAGTTAACTTATCTAATCAATTACGTACAGGTTATTCAACTATTGCAAAAGACTATGGTACAAACCCTAACAAAATACACAGATACACAGTAGACAAGAAAGTATTTTCTCGTAAGTTCAATGTGTATGGTGGTACAGTACTTATAGACGCTTCAGGTAGTATGTCTTTTGACGGAGAGGATTTGTTAGAAGTCATGCAAGAAATACCTGCTGTAACTATTGCTATGTACAATGGTTTGGGTAGTAAAGGTGACTTACGTATTATTGCTAGAAATGGTAGACGTGTTAAAGAAGATTATCTTTACCGATATTCAGGCAAAGGTAATATGATTGATTTACCTGCATTACATTGGTTAGGTAAACAAGAACCAAAACGTTTGTGGGTTAGTGATATGAAAGTCATACCTCCTGGAGGTGCTAGTCAAGAGGGTTTGGAAGAATGTATAAACGCTATGAACAAGTATCACATTACACGTCTTGCAAACATTAAAGAAGTAAAACAATTCGCAAAAACATTAAATGTACTAAAATGAAAGTGGTTATGTTGTTGGGCAACCAACACATGTTCTCCTTTCGCATGTAGTGCATAACAAGTGAGTGAGGAATAGAGGTGTAGGAGAGCTACACACGGGTTGTTTTTCTTTCGTAAGAACTTCAACATTTTTATAACTTACGAGGGTTTGTTCCCTTCATGAACACCTTACTTGCGTTTATCTGTATTTATCTATATTTGTCTTACATTTATGTTAGACTTATTCTATGGTAGATATAGATAAATTACTAGAGGAAGCCGAGCATGGCGAAATGGGTAATTTTGTAGAACGCAAAATAACTAATGACGCTATGCCTTTTTGGAAAGCTATTCAAGAGCGAGTACAAAATGGTAAAGAAGTCAAGCCTTATCGTGTAGTCAAAATATTAGAACGTGAGTTTGATATAAAGATTAGCGATAGTGCTATGAGAAAATATTTACGAGGTCTTGCGAATGGTGAATAAAAATTTAGCTAAGTTACTTGCAGAAGCTGAAAGTGAAAAGATACTTGAACTTGAGCAAACTAACATCAAGCTATTAAAACAATTAGAGAAATCTAAAAACAAAACACAAGCACTTGTTGACGCAGTATATGACGCAGTTAAAACAAGCATTACGACATATCGTGCAGGTAAAATACCTAAGCCAACACTTCTTACGAAGAAAGCTAAAGGTACAGAGATTGCATGTGCAGTATTAAGTGATGTACAACTTGCTAAAGTAACACCGACTTACAATACGAAAGTAGCTGAAGAACGTGTTGTACGATACGCACACAAGATTGTGGAGTTAACAAACATACAAAGACAAGCAACCAACGTAAAGAAATGTGCAGTATTTGTTGTAGGTGACATTGTTGAGGGAGAACTTATATTCCCTGGGCAAGAACATTTAATTGACGCTTCGTTATACAACCAAGTGACAGTTGACGCACCAAGAATATTGACACAGTTCTTTGACATATTACTAGCTAACTTTGATGAAGTAGAAGTTCATTGGGTTATTGGTAATCATGGACACTTAGGTGGGCGTTCACGTAAAAACTATCACCCTGATAGTAATGCTGACCGAATGTTAGGAAAGATAATGGAAATGATATACGAAAAAGAAAATCGTATTACATGGACAATACCTGACACTACAGGCGATAATCATTGGTTTGATATTGCTGATTTAGGTGAAAAATGTAAATTTTTCTTATGGCATGGCGACAATGTACGTGGTTTTGGTGGCTTTCCATGGTATGGATTTGGTAAAAAGATAATGGGTTGGAAAACATTAGCTAGTCAAGGACTTATGCCTGACTTTAATTACGCTATTGCAGGTCATTTTCATACACCAAACACACAATATATTAATGATGTACGACTATGGATTAATGGAAGTACAGAAAGTTACAATACATACGCCTTAGAACAGTTGGCAAGTATGGGTAGACCGTGTCAATACTTACTATTTTGTAAGCCAAAGCATGGAGTAACTGCTGAATACCTTGTACAATTAGGTGATGTATAGTTATAATAAATAGTATATGACATATGTTAATGTCAATAGCAGACAACAACTCATAGGAATAGAGTACACAGGAGATACTCCCGTGATGATATTCAAAGGTATGAATGATGAAATATATTTTCAGAAATTACCTAGAGGAGTTACACGCTTAGACAAAGTAGAATAGCATTTATCTTTTACTGTTCTTATTTATTAAGAACAGATAAAAGTAAATGAATAAAGGAAGGAAATAATATGGCAGACAAGCCTGTTAAATTGCTATCCCCTTTTCCAAAGAAGCTAGTTAGAAAAGCTCCTGCAGGAAAGTTTGGGGATTATGTACCACACGCTAATTATGTAGAAAGATTACGTGATAGTGGTGTGAAATACTCATGGTCATGTGAACCTGTATATGGTTTACACAAAGGTGAGAACAGAATAGTTGGTGCTAAAGGCACAATAACTATTGAAGACATGGGCAGTTATGACGGCTTTGGAGATATTGATACGTTCAAGTTAGATAATCCAAAGTTCAATGACGGTACCAATCTTAAAGACGCAGAAAGTGACGCATTCAAAAGAGCATGCATGCGTTTTGGTTTAGGTGTAGAACTATGGTCAGGTTCTGATGTATCAGAAGAAGAACATACTGCATTGATAACTACAAGTGACCCTGATACAGACAATGTAATGGTTACTAAAGTAGATATGAGGAGAAAAGAGAATTATATTCCTGCTCCTGAACCTAGACCAATAGAAGAAATAGGTGAAGACGAAGCACCTTTTAACGAAACCTCACAACCTACTGATGATAAAGTAACATTTATCAATCACATAGTTGAACAGATGTTTGATG